TGCCATGAAAAGGAGGGCCTTGGCGCAGATGCATATCATTGTTGAAACATCTTCCTGTTTCTGCAATGGTGTTAAGGTGATTGGAGCTTTTGTAACTAGAAAGAAAGCCCTTGGGTATATCAGAAAAAATTGGAATCCCAAAGGGCGTCCTTATTTGAATATTTACACTTTTATTCCTAATAAAACAAAATGGTATTTGCCATGGATGAAAGAACACTAATTTTTATAGCGGAAAAAAAACTGCCATGACTAAGAACCTCAAAGGAGACTCACATGGCAGACATCACAATGAACGAACCCTCTCTCAGGGTGACAGCACCGATCAAACTGATCGACTTAGGCGACGGGACGTATGCGAATTACCACATGCAGAGCGGCAACAAGTCCGTGAACATTACGGGAGCCGCAACGACAACGGTCAAGACAGGAGCCGGGATATTGCGGCGGATCGCATTCAACAAATTCGTGGCGTTAGGCGTAGCGACGATCTATGACAATACGGCAGGGAGTGGGACAGTGCTGGCTACAATCACATTGCCAGCCGCACTTCTTTCTTCAAATGGATCAATCGAGTATAACCTCAACTTTGCCACAGGGCTTACAATCGTGACGAGCGTCGCTTTTGACATGACGGTGGTGTATTGGTGAAGAGGCTATCTATTAAAGACGCATTGGCGTGGGCCAGAGAAGCAGTGTTAGTTGCTCCCGATAAACCGGTGGCTACTAAAATTATTCGAGAGAGTCGGGACAAAGAAGACATCGAATACGAAGGCGCGGATTGACTAAAAGAACTGCCAATGGATCATATTCACGACTGCCCTAGATGCGGGGTGGACGTGGATTGTGATAATCCCGAATGTCTTTTGCATGATGACATTCTTTGTAAGTTATGTTGGATCAAGATTATGATGGTAGCGTAATTACCGTCGATCTCTTGACATATTATTGTTTTAGGGTTATAAGTAGCGCGTCGTACAGTACAGTATCACTACCCACCCGGCCAAGGGACAACCAAATCTACTGGTTGCTCTTTGGCCTTTTTCCTGTTCCCTGGCCGGGACAGCCGGACGGTAGCCCGAAAGGGTTCTATACCGTCTCGTTTTTTGAGTCAGAATCCATTCAACGAAGAAGCCAAGGCGCTTCTCAAAACCGAAGACGGTGGCCGTGGCCTTTGTATTGCCGGGCGCGTCTTTACTCCCCATACATTCTCTGAAAAGCTTCCCAACTTCAGTTCTCGCCACTATGTCTTTCTTCGTCATTACTCCCTCGAAACTCCGCTAGAAGACGCCGCCGAAAAAGCCGAACTTACCGTCGAACAGGCTGAACGGTTCCTAGACCGTAAAGACGTCCGAGAATGGTTGGCCGACCGCGCGCTTAAGTCCTACATCAAACAGGAATGGGAAGTTCCGGGGAAGCTCTACAAAGAGCTGGATGACGTGTATGAAGGCCGGAAGGTATTGGAACGCAAGTCTCAGATGGAAGCTCTTAAACTCCTGGCCGAACGGGTTGCGCCTCCCAGAAGGTCTACGGACGGCCAGGGGTCTCCGAGCTACACCTTCAACTTCGGCGTGGATGCGGTTAAAGCCGCCTTTGACCGGCAGAAGGCCATTGACGCCGAGGTAGCCGCATGAAGAGGCGCACGAGAGTATGGTGCGAGGAATGCCAGAAGTGGGAACTCGCATGAAATGCGCTCCCGGCATCTGTGTTCATTGTGAAACTGAGATTGCGACGAAATGCAGTGATTGCGGCAATTCGTACAAGCCCAATGAGCACTACACGACGGTTGAAATGCCGTGGACGAACGGTTCCCGCATGACCATTCCCGTCTGTATCCCCTGTTCTAAAGGTCCCGTCTGGGTTTGCGATAAGAAAGCTCTCACACAGGCCGTCTGGGACCAATGGGACAAACAGGGCGGTAAATACGACAAGGAGGTTGTCATTGCCTGAGACAGTCTCCATCGAGCAGGTGCAAGAAGCCTGCAAAACAAGCCTGCACTTTCTTTGTACGCAAGTGCTGGGTTTTCAGGATTGGGACACTGTTCATGACGATTTAGAAAAGGTCTTGGCGCGTCCTAGCCGCAAGAAACTGATTCTCATCCCGCGCGGTCATTTGAAAACCGCCGTTGTCACAAAAGCCTATTCCATTCAGCTCATGCTTCGAGATCCCAACATCCGTATCTTGATTGCCAATCAGGTCTGGGATAAAGCGCGGGAAATGCTCTATGAAATCAAACAGTGGCTGGAAACAAAGTCAGACCTCCCCAAAATATTCGGGTCCTTTGTCAGTGACCGCTGGCGGGAAGACGATATTGTTATTCGGCAGAGAACAAAGGCTCTTGCCGCTCCTACTATTGGCACTTCCGGCGTTGAAGCCGAACTTACCAGCTCGCACTATGACGTCATCTTCTTGGACGACTTGCAGGGCGAAAAGAACTTCCAGACGCCCGAGCAGAGGGAAAAAGTAAAGCGCTACTACCGTTCCATGATGGACTTACTTGAGCCGGGAGGGTTACTTATTGTCATCGGGACCCGCTGGCACTTGGATGACGTTTATGCCTACATCATGGAAAACGAAGCCGAGTATTTCGATATCACGGTCAGAAAAGTAATTGAAGACGGTAAGATTATTTTCCCGCGCAAGTTTCAGAAGAAGTTTGACGCCGTCCGTAAATGCTGGGTGGCCGTTAAAGATCATTGCATGGATTTCATCACCTATCTGAAGAAACGTCCGTCAGAAGAATTCTATTCGCAGTATATGAATGACCCTGTCGACGCCGAGCATCAGATTATCAAGAAAGAATATTTCCGCTACTACCAGAATCGCCCCGAAGGACTCTTTGTCTCCATGACGATTGATCCGGCCATCTCTGAGAAGCAGAGCGCGGACTATTTTGCCATCAATGTGTCCGGCATGGACAAGAACTATGACATTTATGTTTTAGACACGTTAAAGGGCCACTGGAAGCTCTCCGATGCCATTGACAACATCTTTTCCATGTATCAGAAATGGCATCCGGATGTAATTGGTCTTGAAACCGTGGCTTATCAGAAAGCCTTGAAATCATGGATTGAAGAGAAGATGCGGGACAAGAACATTTATTTCCCGATTACGGAATTAAAGCGCAACACCAACGAGACGAAGGAATTCCGCATCAAGTCCTTAGAGCCTTTCTATCGGGAAGGCAAGATATTTCATGCGCCTTGGATGAAGAGTTTGGAAGAAGAAGCCACCACATTCCCCCGAGGCAAGCATGACGATGAGCTGGATTGCATGGCTTCACAGCTTGAACTCTTGGTTCCGGGTGATACCGAGTCTATCAAAGATGTTCCGGAAGGGTCCTGGGAAGCCGCTCTCCTTGAATCTCAGGCGGCTAACAAACGATATGGCGATTTCTTTCATGAGAAAGTAGGACGCTATGCCTGACGAATCCAGAAAGAAGCTCTTATCTCTTTGGAACGACCGCATGGGCACGGTCAAGAAATATAAGAACGCCATCATTGACGAAAACAAATGGGAAACCTATATCGATGAATTCAAGGGCAAATACGATGTTGTCCTTGGAAATCAATACGTCCCACCGATCAATGAAGTATATGCCTATGTGGAATCTTCTAAGGCCACGCTTTTCCAGCGCAATCCCTATATTGCAGTGAATGCCAAAAAAACAGGGACCATCCTTGGTTCTTATATCTGGGAAGCGATCTTAAACCATGACTGGGCGGAGATGCACGTTAAAGATGATGTGGAGCTGGAAATTGATGACACCATTCTTGTCGGGCATGGTTGGCATAAAGTAGGGACGAATGTTCAGACCTCCGGTTCTGGAAGTCAACTTCGCCTGGCTTCCGAAAAGCTTTATTCCAATCGTGTGTCTTGGCGTGACATGTTTTTCAATATTGGCGCAAAACGGCCATCCGTGGATGCTCTCTGGATGGCGCAAAGAATCTATCTGCCTACGGATGATTTGAAGGAAGAGTATGGGGCCAGAGCCGCCAAGCTGAAAGGGTCTCCCTATCCGGCTCTTGGTGAAAAAGTACGGAAGGACATGCTTTATAAAGACGATGTCAATTTTAGTGCCATCTATGAAATCTGGGATGCACGAAAACGCCAGATTTATCTTCTAGCGGATGAAACACTCGGTGACTTTTTAGAAGATCCAAAACCATGGCCTGATTATCTGGATGAATTTCCTTTCCAGATGCTTTCCTTCAATGAGATCCCCGACGAAGCCTATCCGATGTCTGACATTGCGTCGTGGAACGTCCAGATCCTAGAGAAAATCAAGATTTTCACGATGATTCTGAACCACGTCAAGCGCGGCAACCGTCAGCTGGTCATGAAAAAAGGCGTCATGACCGAGCAGGAAAAAGATAAGTATGAGAAGGGCATTGACGGCTCTATTTTAGACGCCAAGATTCCGATGAATGCCGATATCCAAACTGCATTCAAGTTTCTGGATTACGGTCAGATGCCGGCCGATTACTACCTCATTTTAGATCGTATCGATCAGGTGATGAATAAAGTGCGTGGTCAGCCGGACTTTGAACAGGGGGCCAATACTAAGACGCAGACGCGGACTTTGGGCGAGCTTCAGATGATTCAGGGTGGCGCGCAAGGCCGCTCAGGACGAAAGCTGGACCGCATTGAACGCCATTGCGAGAACATTGCCCGTCATCACATGTTCAATCGCAAGAACTCTCTCAGTTTGGATGAAGTGGTGCGGATTACAGGCAACGAACCGCAGGAAATATTGGCCGCCCTTCAGAAAGAAGGCAAGTTTGATCCTGTTACGCGAACGATTCACTATTCCAAAGAAGATATTCAAGGTGAGTATGACGTAGGCGTAAAGGCGGGATCTACTCTGCCCCTCGATAAGACAACGCGGGACGCTACTTTAAAAGAAGTTCTTCAAATGGCGATCCCTTTGGCTTCTGCTCCAACTCTTCCACCGTTCATCAGCGCCATTATGGGCGAACTAGTTAAGGACTACGAGATTAAGAGTTTGGATGCCGCCTTTAAGGCCCAGCAGGATGCCATTGCCCAGAAAGACCAAGGAAACGCTATGACGCAGGAAGCGGAAATGGCAAAGGTTGAATCTGAGACGCAGAAACGCCAGGCGCAGGCTCAGCAGATTCATACGGAAACGATTATTAAGACGGCCAACGCCCTGGGGAAAGCTTCTGGTGACATTCATCACGAAGCCTCAATTCTCAAATGATGGAATGCCGGGCGTGCGGGAATAAAGAAGCGTATCACGTGAGAACGATTTATGACGAAGGGCAATTGTGGGATTCGTGTAATAAATGTTCCCAGATTGGCGCAGGCCAATCGAATCCTGATGTTTACTGGCCCGGGCATGAATATAAGAGCGAGAACTTGTGCGACACCAACGGAAACCCGATTTTACTTAGAAGCCGTCAGCATAAGGCGCAGGTCATGAAAGAGCTGGGTGTTTCAGAAGCCGGAGACCGCATTCATGGGGCTCCCTATACGCCGTCTGAAGGATGGATTAAAGACACGCGAGATTATCGACGCAAGCAGTTCGATAAAGAGCGGCCAAAACTAAGGCAGATATACAAAGACTGGCGATCGCGTCAGTCCTAAGGAGAATTTATGCCACAAGATCAAAATGGAGCCACATCAGGAGGAGCGGCAGTAGCCGAACCCATTCCCGGGCAAGCGGCTCCTATTTCTTCTGGAAGCTCTAACCAAAACGGGCAAGCGTCCACTCAGGCGCAAAGCGCACCCGCTGAGGACACTTTTAGTTCGATTGATCCAAAAACTTTGCCTCCTGAACTACAGGCAGTCTACAAGAACCTGTATTCGGATTATCAGAAGAAAACGACAAGCATAGCTGAAGAGAAAAAAGCCAATGCCGAGCGGTTAAAGAAGGCCGATGAGTACGACAAGCTCGCCAATAATCAGCAGTTTAAAGACTATTGGTCGGCTTTAAGTCGTGGCGAAAAAGCTGAATTTAAACGCGAGAAGGCAGAAGCTGAGAAGCGTATTGGAGAAAAAATAACCGAAGAGGAATTTGCGAAGGCTTTCGAGAGTAAAGATGGTTTTCTGTCTCTTATGGAGAAGGTGGCTAACGAAGCACGGACAAAAGACCAGAAAGAAATCGAGAACCTTAAGGAAAAGGTTGGCTTAAGCGAGGCTAAAGACATTATTGACGGAATTGCGACGGAGACGGGGAAGGATGGACAGCTCGTTCGTCCTGACTTTTATGCCCAGAATGAGGATGGTCTCATTACGGGTTTTTTACAATTGAATCCTTCGAAGAATCCGCAGGAATACGCTTCCCGAGTTAGGGAAGCCTATGACTTCGTCAAGAATGTGACGTCCAAGTATTACGAAAAAGGACGTCAAGAAGCCTTGAAGGTGATTGAGCAAAGAGCCGGACAGTCCACGCAAGCCCCAACGGTTACTCCCAAGAACGCTTACAGCGGGCCAGACCCTAAAAAGGTTGATGTCTCGGAAGCCATTGCGATGGCGCGCAAAGGACAGCGCGTGCCACATAACTTCTAGGAGGAACTTTTATGTCAGCACCAGTTACCCAAAGTTTCGGTCCCGGAAACGTTGACGAGCTTTTAACAACGAGCTGGTACAACTTAATTCCCGGCATTCGAGATAACGTCTTTAAAGTGAATCCCGTTCTTAATTTCTTCTATCAGGGGAAATACGGCGGGAAGATGCGAAAACGCGGCGGAGTGTCCTTGTCTCATGGCGAGATTTATGCGATCAATGATACGGCTCAGTCCTATCAGCGATACGATACGTTATCGATGACTCCGCAGGATGGAATGACGCGTGACAATTGGCCCTGGGCTCAGTATGCCGCCACCGTTACTATTGACGGCTTTACCGAACGCGTAGCCAATGCCGGGGATTCCAAGATCGAAGAAATTCTGGAAACCAAAAAGATGCAGGCGGAAGAATCTTTAAACCTGAAGCTGGAACAGCATATGTTCGCGGGAACTCCAGGTCCGAAAGATATTCAATCCTTGCCTGCCATCATTGCTTCAAGCGGAACCATTGGATCGATTAACGGCACTACCAACACCTGGTGGGCCTCGACTTCGACAACCTCTGGCTCTTTCGCGGCACAGGGGCGGTCAGACTTGACCGCGCTCTGCAACACGCTCTCCATGCTGAACCCAGCGGGAATGCCGGAAATGCTGATCTCGTCTCAAAGCGAGTTTCAGTATTACGAGTCTTCGCTTGTTTCGCAGGAACGTTTCAACACGAATAAATTAGCTGACATTGGAATCAAGAACCTCGAATTCAAAGGAATTCCGTGGACATGGAGCCCTCAGGCGACAACGGGGACGATCTATGCCATTCATTCCGGCGGGTTAGAGTTTATTGTGAATACCGACACGGACTTTATTGCGACTCCGTTTGTGACGCCCACCAATCAAGATGCCAAGACATCCAAGCTTCTCTTGGCTTGCTGTATGACGAGTGGTAATCGCCGCAAACTGGGAAAACTGACGTCTGTGACGGCGTAAGGAGGGTCTTTTATGGCATTTGCAACAGCCAATGTTCGTAGAGGAGCCTTTGGAGACCTGAAGTACACGGCTGGTGATTGGTCAGAAACTGTGGCGGGACAAGCCAATGCGACGTTTACTGTCGAAGGAGGCCGCGTGTACTTTGCGCGGTTCGATTCACAGGATTCGGGCAATGGCCCCGATCAGGAAATTCCCGTGTTCATTTCAACGAACGCCGGGACTGGAACGATCACGCTCAGTGTGGCTAATCGTCAGGTGGTTACAACGGGTCGGTTCATCATTATCAGTGCCTAGAGGACGCGAAGGACTGGTGGGGGCAATGCCTCCCAAGTTACAGCAATCTAGCACACAGGCAATAGCCTGAAGGAGATTCAAAATGTTAATTCAGCAACTTAATCGTACAGATCCAGAAAAGATTCAGCTTATGGTTAAAAACGTTGATGGTGGTGGTTCTATCACGACCGGATTGGGAGCCGCTTTCCCGATTGCGGCCGCTTCTATTGATGGAATCAGCGCGGTCCGAGCGACGACGGCTCTTGCAAGAGGGTTTGTTGGCGTGGCGACTCAGGACATTGCTATCAACGGGTTCGGTCTCGTGACGGCATGGGGTTTTGTGAACTCCGTGCAGATCTCGAACGTTGGAACGTCCATCACCATCACTGGCGGCGATATTCTTCGCCCCGGCGCGGCGGCTGGAACGTTCTTCTCGGGCATCAACAACGCGGAAACTGCTTCGACGCTCCTTTACCGGTTCGTCTATGCGGCCACCACGGTTCCTGTTGATATCTCGAACCTGAACCAGAGCTTCGTCTCCGGAATCGTTCGGGCTATCTAAATGGAACAACAAGAAATCGCGCAAATGCCTCAACCCATAAATGAAGGGGACATCTTCATGCAATGGGTTACGGCTTTTATGAAGGGGACCGGACGTTGGCCTACGAGCTTAATGCTCCAATGGGCTCCTACGTTTAAGAATCCTTTGCGATTTATCTTGTTGGACATTTCAAAGTGCAATGTGGATGGGGGCGTTGTGACGAAGGTTATGTCGCAACGCCTCCGTTCTTTGCATTCAGGTCATCGTATAGGAACTCCGAAGATGTTTACGTGGTGGGAGTTCATTAAAGTGCAACTGCGAGTGTACGGATGAGCGAATACGTTAAACCGGAAGTGCTGGCGAACGAGAAAGACCCGAACATAATTCGTGTCATTGTCGGACTTCCTCACGAAGGAATGACGGGATGCGAGGCTTATACCAATCGTCTTTCCAATTTCAAGCATTTAGGACATTTAGAAGAAAGGATGAAACTACAAAATGCCAACCCGCGCTTTGAATTTCTTCAGGTGGTTATTGGCCGTATGCACGTCCATGTAGCAAGAGAAGAGATGGCGAAGAAGGCTCTGTTTGCCAATGCCGATTACCTGTTCATGATCGATGATGACATGACGTGTCCAGATGATCTGTTCGAGAAGCTGTACGCCGACGACAAAGACATTGTGGCTCCACTCGCCTTCACGCGTAACTTTCCGCATAAGCCCGTGATGTATCGATGCGTTGAGGGTTGGGATTCACTCAGCAACTGCGACACCTTTACCAATTTCCCGATTATGAACTATCCAAAAGACAAGCTCGTCCAAGTGGATGCTGTTGGGTTTGGGGCTGTTCTTATCAAGATGGACGTTCTTCGAAAGATGCCAAATCCGTGGTTTATGAACCCATATAAGACCGGCGAAGACATCAATTTCTGTTATGAGGCCAAGAAGTACGGGTTTACGACATGGATGGATACGCGGGTGAAACTCGGTCATGTGAGTCATCCGATAGTCGTCACGGAAGAATATGTGCTCCGTCAACGTCAGGAATATGACATGGAAATTGAGAAACGGTGCGGCGAGTACAAGAAATATCAAGGCAATGGCGACGATTCCAAAGAACCAGTTTTAGTTTTAGGAGAATAATTTGAAACCTACGGCATCCATTATAATTCCGACCTGGAATAACGAACAGTTTTTTACTCCCTGCGTCGATTCTATCGCCAAGACAGGTGTTTTAGACGGATTGTGCGAACTGATCGTTGTCAATAATGGCATTCAGGACATGACCTTCCTGAAAGACTGGCCTAATACGAAAGTATTGACGCCGGGGAAGAATCTGGGCTGGGAAGGTGGCCTTGAACTCGGACTAAAGCACGCCCAGGGCGATTTTGTCTGCTTTCAGAACGACGATACGCTCATTCCAAAAGCTACGCAGGACTTCTACAGTCAACTTCTCTGGCCCTTTAACAATAAGAACATAGCGGCTGTGGGTCCTGCCACTACCGTAGCGGCCGGTTGGCACAGCGTTTTCAGCCGTGCCACTCCGAGATTTCTTGCCGAAGTAAGTTACCTGATTTTCTTCGCAGTCATGGTTAGAAAGTCAGATCTAGAAGCGGCTGGCGGCATTGATACGAGTGCGCCCGGCGGTGACGACCTTGATATGTGCATGCGACTTCGAAAACTCGGTAAAAGCGTTGTTATAAATCCAGATGCTTTCATTATTCATCACGCTTTTAAGACGGGAGAGCGCGTCAAAGGTGGGACTGACAAACCGGGTGGCTGGAATTCAAAAGAAATGTCAGACCGAACGGCTCGTTGGCTCATTCAGAAGCATGGGTTTAAGACTTACATGGAAACGATCAGAGGATTCTCTCACCAAAACGTTGATATGCCAGATTTAGAAGCGGAAACGGTACGGCAGTTTATTCGAGGACCCAAGATTGTTGAACTGGGATGCGGGTTTAGAAAAACAGTTCCCCAGGCGATTGGCGTGGATCAGGCGGCAAAAGGGGAAGCCCCAAGCAATTTGCATGAAGGACTGAAATCTGTAGCTGACGTTCAGGCGGATGTTACAAAGAAATTACCGAGACAGCTATTTGAATCGGATACGGTAATTGCCCGCCATATCCTCGAACATTCAATTGATCCTGTCGAAACGTTGAAGAATTGGAATGAAGCCTTGAAGTTAGAGGGGCGTCTCGTCATCGCTGTTCCGAATCAGGACAAGATCAATTCGATTCCTCTAAATCCAGAACATCTTCATGCCTTCACGCCAAGTTCATTGAAGAATCTGGCCGAATTATGTGGTTTTAAGCAGATCGAATCGCAAGACCCCCATAACGGAATCAGTTTTGTCAGTTGTTTTGAGAAGGTATTGCATATGGCCCCGATTGAGAACGGAAAGATATTGGAGAGTATCAATGCTTAGAATCGGTAACTATTTCGAGAGCAGACTCGGACGAAATGATGGAAACCCTCTTTATGTCCAAGCTTGCCTGAAACGGATGCAGTATCACTTGGATATTGCCGCCGGACGACAACCAAATAACGATTTATTGCCTTGGTTTGGAACGGCTGATGGAAAGTCTTACAAAAAAGACCCGAGAGCTGAAGTGTCCGCCAAAGAATTCTTTAAGAAGTATGGCGATTCTTTCGAGATTGACCATATTTACCCGACGGGTGATCTGTCTATGTTCGGGACGTATGACCTTAACGTGCACGTCGATTGGGGGGAAGATGGCTTAACGGGGTTTCTGCCTTATAAGCCTCTCGATACCCCTCATCCGATGGCATATTGGGCCTCTGATACGCATCTTGGTTATCCCTACCGTCTAGAGATGGCAAAGAGAGCGGATTTTGCTTTCTGCGCTCAGAAACAGGCTGTTGAGGACATGAAGCGCGACGGCGTGGCTAACCCCATCTGGCTCCCCCATGCTGTCGAACCTATGGCCTATCCGAAACAAGAGAAGTTCACGAAGAACTATGACGTCTGTTTTATCGGGCATGTGAACTCAGTTAACCGGGAAGAGGCCTTGGACCGGCTATTTTCTGCCTTCCCAAATTTCGATTACGGACAGGCTCTCTTTGAAAAATGCGCTGAACGGATTGGTAATTCAAAGATTGGGTTCAACATTGCCATGAAAGACGACATCAACATGCGTTGCTTCGAGACTATGGCGACCGGAACGATGCTTTTGACAGACCGTATCTCTCATATCGAAGAACTGTTTGAGGACAAAAAGCACCTTGTCATTTATGACGGATTGGATGACATGGTGGAGAAAGCAAAGTACTACCTCGCTCACGACGAAGAGCGGGAAGCCATTGCCCAGGCAGGATACGAAGAAGTGATGACAAAACACACGATACAGCATCGAATTGATGTCATTTTGAACGAATTTATGAAGTCGAGGGTCCCTGTTCTTGCATAACCATTTCGATAAATTTCTGAACCTCAAAGAAATCATCTTAGAGCGAAAGCCTCAGATGATTGTCGAATGTGGAGCTGGAAATGGTGATTTGACCAGAATGATTGCCTCGCTTCTGGATGCTTACGCCTTCGAATTTAATGTCATTTCAGATAAAAAGATTGATGGCCTAGATGAGCGGATCGTCTGGATAACGGGTCTTAGTTATGAAGAACTTCAGCGTTTTAAGCCCAATTCCATTGATCTTTGCATCATTGACACCGATCACAACTATTGGACGCTACGCGAAGAGCTGAGGGCCTTAAATGACCGCATAACGGAAGGCGGTCTGATTGCTTTACATGATGTCGAAACCTTCTACCACGACACGGGCATGGCGCTCAGTTACTGGAACGATAAGCCATACCCTCGCAAAGAGATTGAATCCGTAGCCAATCAAGGAAGTTTAGGTGATGCCATGATCCAATTTCTGGCCTCTGACTCTCTCCATTGGAAGATGCTGGCCTATGACCGACATAGCCATGGCGCGGCTATTTTAGAGAAGAAAACCCAGACAGAATTCACGATTGTCGTCCCTGGCGCGGGAGCTGGTTTTGCGCCCACAAACGATTCCACAAAGGAGCTAGAACTATGCAAGTAATGCGTTTAGTAAATGGCGGAGAACCAGACCGGATTATCGCTTTCGATTCTCTACCGAAACGTCTTGTTTCGGGACTTAAAACAAAAGATATGTCCGGTTTTCCGCGCTATTGGCTGGCATGGATGAAAGACAACGGATCTGTTCAAGAAGTGGGAAGATGGAACGCGGAATATCAGCGAATGGATAAATTTATCCAGCCATTTACCTACGTTCTGGACTACAAGCTCGTCAATTCCGACAAGGAACGTTGGCAGGAAATCGGAGTTTATGTGCGACGGGCAGTTGACCTTAAAGTGCGACTGACCGACCGACTTGAAGAGATGGCTAAGCCTCTGGCGAAAGATGCTTATACGGAGCTTGCTCTTGATCCTGAAGATATTCCCGTCATTCCGGTTCCGAGCGAACTTGTTGAAGCTCCTGAACCCACATCCATCATCACGCCCGAAGAAACCATTGAAATTGCACCCAAGAAAAAGACTGGACGACCAAAGAAAATAGCGGTGGAGGCATAACATGATTCAGAACGCTGGCACACAAGCTTTTACGACCTCTGACGGTCCTGTTGGGACATCAGGAATAGCAGTGCGGATTTTCACTCTTCATATTATCAGTGGTGGAACGGCATCCGTTGTCAGTCTTCGTAATGGAACATCTACCGCCGGAGTAGCCTTTATTACCGAGACGGGATCTATCAGTACGGGGAAAACGATCAATTTTGGGACGCAAGGATTGCTTTTCCCAGCCGGATGTTTTGTTGATGTAGATGCTAATACAACGAACGTCACCGTCACTTGGAACTACGCAAGCTAATGGCGACATTCCTTCAACTAAGGCAGGATTTGGCTGACCAGGTCGGTCTTGATCAGACTGTTTCTTCTAATGACACGCTTCTAAAGCGCTGGATTAATAAAGGTCAGCAGAAGATATTGAGAGCCTTTGAATGGCCGTTTAACAGGGCGTCTACGCCCTTGGTTGTGCAAACGGTGACAGATTACACCACAGGAACGGTGGCAACAACGGCTGGAAGCACGTCTATTACGTTCAGTGCCACGATTGCCGCTTCCAAGGCCGGACAGTATCTTCAAACATCCAGCTCAAACGATTGGTACAAGATTACGGCACATACGGCTGGAACAGCTACCGCCACGCTTGAAATCGGTGCTTTATATACGGCGACTGCCGCTACCTATATAATCCGCAAGCTCTATTACTCGACGGACGCTACCGTTGACCGTATTATTCAGGTCTCGCAGTCTGTCTTGCCATATCAGCTTACGGAAACGACGCCCGAGTTCTTTCAGGCCGTCAATCCTGGATTTCTGTCGAGTGGTACGCCTCGTATCTATATGCCTTGCGGTCTTGATTCCAACGGATACCCGCAGTTTCGTTTGTGGCCTAATCCAGATGCCGCGATCAATCTTTCCATTGACTACCTCAAAGTGGCAATCGATATGTCGTCTAACACGGACGTCCCTGTCATTCCCGCCAAATGGCACACTTCCGTCCTTCTCGATGCCGCCGCGATTGAAGGATATAAGTTCCTTGATGATGGCCGTGACGACGAAGCGCAAGCCGATTTCATGAGAGGCTTGGAAGACATGAAGACGGAATATGAGACGTCTATGCATAGACACCGCGTTATGACATCGGCTGAAAATCAACCCATAGGCGGCAGCTTAGGCTATATGCCGCTGACCTCCTATTACCCGAGAGGTAGCTAATGCCGCCAAGGGGACCGAACGTTGACATCAGCGATTTCACGGGCGGTCTTAATACGTTCGATCCCGAATATCTGTCCGATTTAAATGAAGCGGCTGATCTTGACAATATTGTTGTTCTAGACAAAGGCTTTAAGAAACGAAATGGGGATTCGGCATGGAATTCTTCGGTTATGGTATCCAGCGCAACGGCTGTCGTGGGAGGCGGATATATCCAGCTGAACTCCGGGACGCAGTTCTTAACTGCCATTGCGGGAACGAAGTTCTTCACGGATTCCGGGTTATCTGGAACGATGGTTGATGCGACTGGGGCCATCACCATTACGTCCGGGCAGAATAACCTCTGGACGCCGCTTAATTTCAATAACCTTCAAATCTGGTTTGGGGGCACTCCCGATGCTCCTTTTAAGTATTCAGGATCAGGCAATGCCGCCGCTCTGGGTGGTTCCCCGCCTTCGGCTTATACAGGATTTGCCGCCAACAATCGCATTTTTGGAGTAGGAACGGCCGCCAATCCAAGCCGGATCTATTGGCCTATTGTTTCCAATCCGGAAGATTGGACGGGCGCTGGATCAGGCACCGCAGACGTGGCTTTATCTGACGGCGAAGCTCTTCAATGCGGCGTTGTTATGGGCCCAGATACAGCCATTCTTTTCAAGAATTCTAGTACGCATCTGATGGTCTTGACGCGGCAACCTTTCCCTATTTATCAACTTCAGAAGGGAGTTGGCATTGCCGGGCGATATGCCTTTGCTTATGCCAATGGGGTCTGTTATTTCATTACACCAGGTCTTCGCATGAGATCAACGAGTGACGGCGTCAACTTCCAAATTTATCCAAATTCGATCAATGACGTCTGGGACACAATAAACACAAACCGCATCCAGTATATCCAGGGCTTCTACTATCAACCATTGGAATGGATTATGTGGTTTGTTTCGACGGGATCGAACACATCAAACAACTATTGCATTATCTGGGACATCAAGCACGAATGCTGGCTGAGATTCACGACCGGTTTCAAAGTTAATACGCCATTTCTCGTTCAAAATCGTAGGTTCTTTGCCGGGCATTACGATGGGAAAATGTACGAGAAAATGAAATCGACAATCTATTCTGATGCTTCTGTTGCTTCTCCTGGAGTCATTGACGCCTTTTGGCGCACCCCCTTTAAAAACACAGGCGGTCTTGACGCGACAATTGACCCTCTTTATTTTACCGTCTCGGCCTTGAATGAGACGGCCACGGTTCTAGAACTTTCATATGGTTTCGATTTCAGTTCGACTCAAAGAACTCAGAGTTCAAGTCTAGTGGCCTCAGGTTCTCTCTGGGATACGGCTATCTGGGATACGGACGTCTGGGGCGGTCAAAATTCTGTGGCCAAGCGTATGTATGTTGCTGGCCGGGGAAACCTTTTTAGCTTGAAGATGAGAAACGCAACAGCTTCGCAGGGTTACACGATTCAGGGTGTTTCCATTCGCCTTAGATCTGATAAAGCTCGGAAAGAGTTGACGGCAGTATGACACGACAAGGAGAATTTTAGTGGCGATTAATTACGTTATTGATTACACATTTGCCCCGGGGACAACTATTGCGTCATCGCAAGTAAATACAAATTTTTCCACGAATGCGGCAGTCTGGACTGGACTCGAATCCCTTACAAAAACATTCGCAAAACTGAAAGTGGATGTCGATCCTTCGACAGCTCTTGAAGTCGCGACCAAGCAATACGTCGATCATTACAGCACCTACCGCCGTCCTGTCCTCCAGTACAGCTCTGGCACCGTCGTAATCGTTGAAACGGGGATTGATGGTACAAGCGGTGATTGTCGAATTCTTTTTCCAGATGGCAATCTGAGAACGGATACATCAACAAGCCGTATTCAATGCAATCTAGCCCAAGTGGCAGCCTTGTCAGGAACAGCGCAATCGGGCCTTCGTACAGGATCACAAACAGCTAATACCTGGTACTCTTTCTATGCCGTCAAGACCTCCGATAACACATCCAATTTCGTCATAGTGGCAGACGTTTTATTTCCCTATCAATCGAACTTTTCGACGTTCAATACAAATTTCGGAACAAATAGTTGGGTATATCTTGGAACGCTCCCGAATGGCGATAACAGCGGGGCAACGAATGTCATTAAGAAGTTCGTCATGGTTGGAAATACTGTTTTTCTTCAGCAAGCCACCACCACAGGTTTTAACGTCGTTGGAACATGTACAGGTCTTCTTTATGCGACAACGGCTGGAGCCACAACTCTGACCTATACACTGGCTACTGGCGGGACTGTAGGCACGCAGCTTCCGCTGCATTTTATTCTTGTGAACTGGTATCTAGCTTGCGCTCCAGCCGCTGGTGAACTTCGTATACAGGATTCTTCGGGGTCACGTCAGATAGCTACTACCGCTTGCCCAACATCAAATAGTGGCGGAGCCAATCTCTGGGTAGATCAGGTTCTTGGGATAAAGATTACAAATGGGGCATCGGCATCAAAAGCACAAGATATTGCCCTCCACGGATATGTTGATGGCGTTCTAGGGGTTGGCTCAAACCCGATTTTATAGGAGAGATTTTGATGATTCATGTGATTGTATCGAAAGACGGGATTGTAGTGAGCAAAGATTGTCTAGCTGGCGATGATCAAACCAATACGACGCATATTCTGAATAAAGCGGCGAATGATTTGGAATTTAGTTATCAGATTGTTGACGAAGACACCTTTGATTCTACTCCTCATCTATCACCGGACGAACTGGAATGGAGCACTATTAAAACAAAAGGATCTGATGCAATTATCAGTTTCCTAGCGAACAAGCTTGGTTATAAATAAATGGACGATCCAAAGAGCCCAAGCGATAACAGTCCTATCTTAAAACGGCCTATTCTTATCGGGGATTTGACGTTGGCAAGTCCGACGACATTCACAACGGTTGGAAGTAATGGGGCGGCCTCAGCATTAACGGCCAATCCTGTCGGATATGTGACTGTCATGATTGGAAATACTGCCTATCAGATGCCTTACTACAACTTGGCATGAACACCCAAACCGTGGCTTCAAACATCATCAGCATCTTTGAAAAACAGCCTGATTTCAGGCTGATAAACGCCATTCCAGAGGGTCTTGCTCCTCAGATCGAAGAAGCGGTGAAGGACTTCATAAAAACTTCGCACGTACCAGAAGGGATTGATTTGAACGGGTTCTACAACCAAACACTTCAAGCGATAGCCAATATCTCTGTCATGAATGCGCCGGGGGATCTTTGGATTGGGACGATGGATGGACAGTTGGTGACCTACATTCTGGCGCATGTCTCGAACGATTATGACGGAAGGCTTGGGTATACGGTCCAACAAGCTTGGGTGAGGAAAGACCAGCGCGGTCAGAAGTGGGTAAAAGAAGCGTGGGAGCAGGTACGACAGAGGGCTAAGGATTGTTTCTGTAAACACTTTGTAGTTCTTTCCAGCAGAGGTAAGACAGAGGCATATTGTCGATTTTTAGGGAAAGGGTTTCATAAATATGGCGAGATTTTGAAGGAAGAAATTTAGGAGGACAACATGGGCGGTGCGGCAAAAACAATAGGACGGATTGGAAGTGGTGTTTTTACTTTAGGCGGATCTGAAATTGCCAGAAATAATCTCAGTTCTAAGAATGTCGTAAATCAAGCTCTCCAAACTCCGGGGGCCATTTTGACGGGTGGAATGTATAACCCTTTTTCCACTGGAAATAGCAATGGTGGAACTTCGGGACCTTTTTCTCTTGATCCAAATCAGGTGTCCGCCGATCAGCAATCCATTCTAAATCTCGGGAACACTCAGAGTCAGCAACAGACCGACCTTGGTCAGAAACAATACGATCAGACCAATAGCTTTATTACAGGGGACCAGGCATCCAGAGATGCTTCTCGCCAACGGCTTTCAGATGCTCTTATCAAGCAGAATCAGGCCGTATTCCAGCAAGGACTTCCAGCTACCGAGGAAACATTAAATGCTCAACATCTTCTGAATGGTAGCGGTCTAGGTCAGGAATTAGGCCGTCAACAGGGAAATATTGCAACCAATATCGCCAATGAGGTAGGTACAGCCGGAGCCAGAGATTATACAACAGCCTCGGATCAACGTGCGGCGGCCATGCAGGGCCTTCTGGGTTCTCAATCTCAGGCTCTTGGCACTACGCAAGCAGGGGGAACAAACGCTCTTTCTAGAGGATTGAGCTTGGAAGATTTTATCAATCAGGCAAATATCGCAAAGTCCATTGGCGCTCAGGCAGCTCCGCAAGTAGGGAATGGAAAAGGTCAGACCGGGGCACTTCTTAGCGGAGTCGGATCGCTGGCTCCTATTGCTGGCATGGCAATGGGTGGCCCAGCAGGTGGGGCGGCAGGAAAAGCGGCAAGCCGTGCACTGAATGCCCCAGGCAACATGCCGGGATTTTAAGGAGAATTTATGCCCGGACAATTTGACATGAAAACCGACTTCCCGATAGCGGGAGTCGCTGACCTCTTAGCGCAGAGACCCTACAAAGAAGCCTTGATGCGTCAGGCTCAACAGGAACAGTTAGTTGGCGGCCTTAAGGCCTTTGGAACAGGGGTTCAGTCGCTTGTGGACAGGCGTAATTCCATGGCGCAGGCGTTGGCAGCTGGCCAGTATCTTGGAGTTGATCCAAATCAATCTCAGAGCATGATGACGCCTGAAAATGTCGTGAGTGCCTATAAAGCTAAATCTGAAGGATTAGATACTCCTACGCTTCTTCAAGGTCTTGCCGCTATTACCGGCAATCCTGCTCCTTTTGGCGTAACATCACAGGGGCAAACGCCTGGAGCAGTTGGCAATCCTTCATCCGGACAGCCTGTATTACCTTCTGGAATTCCTGCCATGACGGGTAAAAATACATCTGCATTTCTCTTAAAAGCCGCCGAAGCTGTCAAGCAACAGAAGCAATTTACGCAAGCGCATGACATTCAACAGCAACAGTTTGATCAAACAAAAGCCACTCAACTGGCTTCAAAGCAGGAACAGATTGAGAAGGAATTCGCTGAAAAAAACCTTGCTATCAATAATGCTGTAAACGCTGTAGGCCAATCGCTTGATCTTAAGAGAGCGGCTACGTCTGGTCCTATTTCTGGCACTGCTTCAGCATTAGCCGCGAATGTTTCGGGGGGTGCTTTAGCTCCGAATACCTATCAGCTCATTCAGCACAACATGAGAAGTTCGCCACTTCTTCAGCACGCGCAGGAAGTAAATCGATTCAATCCTCAGGAAGTTCAGTACCTGAATGTGGCAAACCTTTCACAACCTAAAGAGCCCTTAAACATCTCTGAAACAAAGGCCTATAACGCTGTCAATTCATTGGCTGAACGCATAAATTCAAATGAAGAAGAAAAGGCCATGAAACTGAAAGCATTGGGGATAAATTATCAGCCGCAAAAGGTTACTCCGGAACAATTGCTTCCGAATCTTAAAGCCCAAAAAGTGGCAGGTTTAACGCCGCAAGAGCAAGAAGAATTCAACCGCTTACATAAAAAGTTTGGTGGTCAATGAGCGAGCAAGACGACTTAGATCGATACCGCTATCTTCAGCTCAAACAAAAGATGGTTAACGGAAGTGACCAACCAGTTGCCGAAGAAGCTCCTCCACTTCCTGTAAATCAGATAATCTCAAATGCTGTTAATAGCGCTGTCATGGGGCCGGCAACAGCAACAAAAGACTTCTTTCAGGCAGATCCTGCAACTGTCCAGAAAGTAGGGGGCTCGGCTTTGCCTATAGTAGGGGGTGCGTTAGCTGGCCCCGCTGGCGCAATAGGCGGAGAGGCATTGAGACAAATTACAGGAACTGCTTTTGCTCCAGAGACTGTTCCTAAAACTGCATTGGGTCGTGGAGCTTCGATGCTAAGTGCAGGTGTAATGCAGGAACCATCCGCTTTTCCGGGAGTTCCCCAGGCAACACAAGTTTTGAAAGCCGTAGCATCAAAACTTGGGGTGGGAGCCAAAAGGGTTATGGAGGCCGCGAGCGGTGTTCCTGCCAAAGACATTCAAAACCTCTATGAAAACCCTGAGACACTCATAACCCTTGGTTCAAAAGCCAAAGCAGGGGAAGCTATTGGGCAGGCCAAGCTCGCCGCTGGCGTTGATCCTGGAATAACAGATTCTGCCATTACATTTACACCGGAGAATATTACAAAAGCTATTCATTCCGATAGCCTCGGAGAAGAAGCAATCCATAAAGTTGCCCAAGCCAATTTGAGCGGGGCAACTCCCGAGGTTGAAGACATTGGGGATGGCCTTAAATTTATCAGCAAGAAGATCAAAGCCGGAATGTCAAAAGGCGAGGATGTTTCCGAGCTGATCAATATCCAGAACCATCTTAATTCCACTCTCGAAAAAGTAGCTCCCGCTGTTCAGGACGCAAGACAAGAATTTGCGCCATTAGCTCAGAGGGACAAATTTATGAAACTATTTCCAGCCAATAAGAATGGAACTCTTTCTAAAGCGAATCTCTTTTACCTTAATTCTGGATTGGCTTGGCTCGGGGGAGCAGTTGGTGGTCTTCCGGGAGCTGGAGCCAGTGTTTTAGCTGGAACTGTTGCGAGGGCTCCTATAACGACTGGCATCACCACTGCTTTGGCCGGAGCCGCGAATAAGGGACTAAATGTTATCGGTCAAAATCCACAGGCGCGCCAAATTCTTTTAGGTCTTTTACAGAAAATCACGCAAGGTCAATCTCAATAAATGTCTGCCCAAACTGCCACGGAAGAAGGCTCTATGTCTGAATCAAACGGCAACGGTCGTATGACCTGGTCCATGATCATCACGATTGTGGCCCTGCTAGGTGGCTTAGCGGCCATCCTAGTGCCCATGCAGAAGGGTCAGGAGAAGGTGGAGAAGTGGCAGGACGACTATATGCGAGGTCTTATTCCGAGTTCCGCTGAACGTGAGCTGGCTGCTCAGAAGATGCAGTTTGTGGAGGTTGAAACGCAGTTCAGGGGTCAGAGAGACAAGATTGAGCGACACGAAGGGGAAATTGAGCGGATTAGGGGACAGATGGAAATGACGTCAGAACAGGTTGCTATCTTAAATGAGAGATATAGAAATGGCCGATCTCTGGTGGTCTCGAAGTAAATGTCCCAAATGCGGTCTTCTCTTATCCGTTCAAAGATGGGGGGGCGGTGACTATCGCATTACGTGCCTATGTGGCTACTCAACTATCTCAAAGAACGCAGATGGTACTTCGGACGATCCTGGGAGTTCAGGTGGACGGGATACACAAAGCCAATGACCTATAAATATTTCTCTGACGAAGAAGCAAAAGGACTTGATCCCGAGCTGATGTCGAAGCTGGACACCGCCAGAGCGGTAGCCGGAATCCCTTTTGTCATCACTTCTGGACTACGGACATGTTCTGCCAACACTGCGGCCATGGGTGTAGAAAGCAGTTCGCATCTAAGCGGGAAAGCTGTCGATTTGGCCGCTTCTGACAGCCGGGCAAGGTTCTTGATCATTCGAGGCCTTTTAGCCGCTGGAATCACAAGGATAGGGGCCTACGATAAGCACGTACACGCAGATGTTGATGCCACAAAAGACCCCGATGTACTTTGGGTCGGACAATCACACTAGGAGGCCTCATGCTGAACTTACTTCTCAAATTGATACCAGCCGATTGGACTTGGTCCGTAGCCGCAAAGAAAGCCGCATACATGGCTGGGAAAGGCGTAGCCGCCATTCTGGCGTTTAAGAAGGCGTCTCTTCTGTCGTCCCATCTGACTCCTGAACAGCAGGCACAGCTTCAGATAGCGATTGGAGCTGTCGTAGCGGCTGGCTTAGAGGCGATCCATGATGCCCTGAAGCTTCATTATCCAGAGGCGAGCTGGCTGTAAACATATAGATTAAAGGAAAAACTGCCATGAACCGAGACGAGAATGAATTTAATGGGGACATCCCGCTGAAACTGAAATGGACGCTCACGGCCATTAATCGTGTTGGCTTCCCAATTCTGGCTTTTCTGATTATGACCTATCTCTGTTATGTGAGTCTGAATCGGAATACAGACGCTATTGCGAAATTAACTGCTGTTGTGGAAAGATTAGCGGACAGGATAGATGCAAAAAGTCTAAGATAAGTTGACTGCCGCCCCTAACCTTTATATAAGGGATTGTTCTTACGGAATCGAAACTGCCAAGCGTACGAGCAATGGGGGCGACGGTCTCTTTCGGGTTAACTTGGCAGTTACCGGGGGAATACTGCGCCCCCTTTCTATTTCCCGAAGAACGGCTTGCGGGGGGGGTCATCGCGTCATATAAACAGGGCCGTCGTAAAGCTTTGGGCGGTAGGCTTTTCCTATCACGCAGTCATACCCAATTTCAAATGGGCCGCCTGTTTCTCCTATAGCCATGAATGAGACAAAATCTCCATTTCTTACAGAGTTTTCGAGAGCTGTTACTTTCATGTTAATCCCGCTTTCGCATTCCCATATAACTTGGCCTTTTTTAACGTCTTCAACTCGAATACTGTTCACTCCCGCCCCCTCATCTCATCGCGCACGAGGGCGCAGAGTTCGCGTCCTCTTTGGCAAATAAGCTCAAAATAGGCACTCGCTCCCATGTCCAACATTCGAGCATGACGAGACACCTCGTCTGCCATCTTGATAATCTTGGTTTCCACCTCCCCCGAGAGCGGGGGCTTGCAATAGGGGTGGACTTCATTGGGATCTAGATCATGTCCGGCTACGCACCTAACGGTAGCCACCTGTTCGGCTGGCTTCTTCAAATCACAATCGCATCCCATCTTATGATCCAATCTTCCGCATGTTCTATGAGGGTTGGCTGGCTTGCCATTACCAAATTCCATCCATGGCGTCCTGATTTCAACCTCGCTGCACTCCGTGCATCGCTTTTCATAGCCGTGGTGTCCACATCGCATTTCCGCTGGCGCAGTTGGCTTGTAGCACGGACATTTTCCACGCACATAGCCGTCATGCTCGCACCCCTTCTTCGCGTGACAGTCGCACCCACATTTCTGCGTTTCAGTACCACCGCAGACAAAATGAGCGTATACGTTCTCCAAACAAGGGCATGGCTTCTCTTTTTTAGGCATTTTTTCTCCTCTCTTAGCTTCTAGGGCTCATCAGAGCCCGACGGTGTTTGTAAATCTGCCAACGTAGGTCCAACTTCGTCGATTTCTTGAGACGGTAAACGTTGCCAACGAGGGGCCATTTTCATTTGCAAGTAGCCAAGGGGGATAATCTCAGACGATGGCCCACAGCACCTTACAAGCGACATGCAAACCCTGATCGACGTGGATGCCGTAATAGTTGTCACATTTGCCGAAATCAATCAGCCAATGGGCCACGGTTTCAGCTACAGCAAACCACCATTGGCCTGTAATGAGCCATACCACTAGGCCATGGATCAGCGCATGGGCCGTAAGCCAGTAAACCCATGTCGGTTGATAAATTTGGCCGGGAGGCACTACGGACATATCCGGTTTTCGGTTCCGGTTTTTGCCCTTAGCCATGTCTGGACTTTGTAGCGCGAAATCAGCTAAAGCATGGCCCATGAGTAGCTTCAAAAACAGTAGCGAAAAGTTCAAATTATTCTCCGTTGGACAGTTGTTGGCAGAAAAATAAACACGTTAGTTTGCTCCGTCTCCGTCGATAAATCTACTCGATCAGCTTCTAGGGCTAGTCAAATTGGGCCAGTGGATCGGTCCTTCCCCGTCATTTGGCGGTCATGAGCCGCACAGGGTGTATCCCTGCCGCACTGGCTTAAAACAATGGGGATGGCCCAGACAGGCCGAGGATACCGAATCGAACGGCAATCCTCCTCCGGCAACCAGCCGAACCCTTGTGGTCTGATCCACTGACCATCCCCATAAATCAATCGAGAGATGTAGGACTTTCACGCTTTTCGTATACGTTGTGCCGCATATACGGCTCTCTCAAATCTTGTCACCTACTCAGAACGATTCTTCACTCATTCGCCCTCTTTGCCGGAGTCCGCGAGGGCTTCCTGTGCCTTCAATCTGAGCCTATCGCGGGAATACGCTGTTGGCTGTACAGACATTCCTGACGGCTTTAACCCTTCGCCTTTAGCGATATCTTTCAGAGCCTCCCGATACCGTGCCAGCTTGGATTCCAGTTCTTCCCAATTCTTTTTCGTATAGGGGAGATATTCCTTTGCCACGGCTTCCCACGCTGTCTTAAGCCTTTGGTTCTCTGCCATCATCTCTATCTTCATCTTCCCGAACCTGTCGCGCTCGGCGGCTAAGAGGCCGAGAATGCGGGTGTTTTCTTTTTCGAGCGCCTGGATTTGTTTTACCCACGATTCCACGAGAGCGTCATATCCTCTAGCCACAGCCCTCACCTCCCCGCCGATTTGAGCCATGCTTTTCGTTCCTCGTCTGCTTTTGGGCATTCATCAATACAGCAACAATCGGCGAGGACCTTCTCAGCGGCTTCCAGACGGGCGAGGAGAGCCTTTCCTTCAGCAACATCAACCTCAATAGATTTCCCTTCGTGAGTAAATCTCCAATTTAAATGCTTCAAATCCTCATCTTTGAATTGCATCATCCCTCTCCTCTGCCATTGCCCTCAGACGGGGTGATGGGGAGGGCGCGTATGCCTTTCCCTAATCCCTCGATGGTACGCTTGATTATCGGCCCATCATCACCTTCGTATCGTTGTATATCTCGCAGTAATAAAATTCTGACAGCTTCTTCACCGAGCTTCGCCGCTCTCTCACGCATCTCCGCCGCGCCTTCCTTCCATGCCTTAACGGTAATGCGTTCCTAAGTTTCACCTGCTTCTGACCGAGCTTCCCGCGCATAATCTTCAAGAGCTTTGGCGATCTTTTCTATGACGAACAGACTAGACATATCAGCCCATGAGTAATCGTCGCTACATTCGCGCGCTAGATCTCTCGCAATCTCCTCCGCGCGCTTGTCACTCCCCTTCGAGTCGGCGGGGGTCATAGGAATGCATTGGCAACTAAATTCCATACATAATGGGCACTTCCCTTCAAGGCTCATCGGACCTTTGTCCCACACGATTGGCACCAGTCAGAAGCTAAGGCAACTGGTACTTTATCTTCAGGTTTTCGTTTTCCGAGAGCGACGAGAGCTTTGTGCATTATCTGCATCGCCTCATTGAAAGTGGCGGCACATGTTGTGCGCCCAGCTTGGAAACTTGCATCCAAAATGATTTCCCACATTTCGGATTTATTTATCCTTTTACTCATTTAACCCCCTTCCCGGCCTTCGCCTGTCCGCCACGCTCACGCGCATGTGGCTTCTTCCCTGTAAATCGAATAGCCAGACGAAAATTTAACTTCCTGTCTTCTGGGAATTGCTGAGTCTCTACGCCGCCAATAACGAGAACCTTGCCGCCCTTTGATTCGATGAAATCAATAACGGCATCGTAAAGCCTATCTGTGACATCCTTTTTCTTCTTCATCTACTCCCCCTTCCCGGCCTTCGGCTTCTCCTTGAGACACCACTCACACGTGACGTTCTCTATTTGATGGGTGATCCCATCGGCGTTATTTATGTAGAGTCCGCACAAGTACCCGCCCCCATCAACCAACAGATGCTTCATCTACCCCTCGCCTTAATAACGGACTTCGGCTGTCGTTGCCGAATACTGGCCTTCGGCTTGTGGGTGAGACATCGTTTGCAGGTGACTTTTTTATCGTCGTATGTTTCATGGGAATAGTGGTAGGTTGGCGTACCACATGGTGTACGGCTTCCTCCCCAATCATCAATTACCCCAGCTTGATGCACCACCCGCTTCCCGCCGCGCGGGGTCATGATGGGATCGCCATAACACAGAGACCGACGGGTAGCCCCATGCGCGGCCCTTTAATCATATAGAGAATCGGGAATCTGTACTCGCGGCCCGTATACGTCTCCGACTCCGGGATAAACTCTTTCAGAATTACCTCGTCCCCAATAGCAAAACCCCTATCGTCCTTCCGGATTTCAAACGTCTTATACCCGTCAATGATCGCCTGATAGTAAATCGGTCCGATCTTCAGATCGTGCTTCACTTGGACACCCCCGGCTCTGTAATCATCAGGCCCAGCCTTCCGCAATCGCCATCAATTGCGAGTTAATCCATCGGAATTCGCTGTTCTCCATGCCGTCAGGGGAAATCCACGCATCAATAGGGCCAGAGGAACTAAAGACTTCAATCATGATTAGCCCCCGGCTCCATGGCGGCGAGCGCCTCACTAGCAATCTCCGTCCCTCCACATTCGCTGCATCCGATAGGCTTACCAAACGCATCAGTGCCGAAGTCGAATTCTTTATCAGCAATTTCTTTGAGAGCCTTCTCCAACTTCGCCATGCGATCTAGCACGCACTGGCAAGCGAAATGCGTCCCGCCCTCTTTGTCTTTACAGCTCATGGCTTTAACTTCGTGGCGGCGAGAGCAATCGCTAGGGCACATGCCGCGCATGACTCTAAATGGGCTCCTTCACAATCGGCATCGCATGGTGGACGACATTGTGCCGCCGCCTCTTTCACCTTCAGCAGAGCGTCGATAGTGTCCACAATTTCTTGCCATGCTTCATCGTGAACATCGCACAACGAAACGTTCCGTAAAGCCTCTAATCTTTCTCTCGATATCACAAAACCTCCGGTGGGTTACTTGCTCAGGTCGCACATAAGGGATGAACCTTTCGCCTCAAATGAAACGCCGTTGCCAACTGTGAATTTGTTCAGGTCTTGAAAAGATGCCTGTCGTGCAACCATTTGATTTTGGTCACTCAATGCAGACTTCGATGAAACGTAGCTTTCTCCATACCCGAGATAGGGCCGATACGACCAATAATCGTTGTGATAGACATGCTCGACGGTCTTCTTGCCGAACAGTTCAGCCAACGCCTCGTAGAGCTTCTTCGCTTCGTTCATCGAAAGGCTGATCTTCTCATCCGTTAACTGAATTTCCATCTTGTTGATCTTCACTTCTTTTTGCTTTTCCATTTATGCTTTCTCCTTTGTTTTTGTGTGGGTAATTTCTTCGATCCATACTTCCGTCCGTTCACTGCCCTTCTCGCATTTGAATTTCAAGGCTCCGATCTGGGTTACCTGCCGGTCATCAACCCAGAACACCCCTTTCAGTCCGTCCAGGACGAGCTTCAGGAGGTTGTCTATGTCGCAAAGAGGGTTCGCGCCGTAGAACTTTGCCATTACTGAAAAAGAGCCGCTGGAAACGCAAGCCAACGCCTCCTGACGGCATACCAGCGCGTAGGACTTAACAACTTTCTTGGCCTTGAACGACTTCGGCGGGTCCACTGTCCATCCGGCGCGGCGAACGATGGGGCGCTCTTGTGGCTGGGGTTTGCCGGGGATGGAGAAGGCGAATGGGGTCATGCTAATCCCCTGAATTCCGCATATAACGCCTCTGCAATCGGCATCTGCTCATCGCCATACGATTCGTGAACCTGAATAATCGTGTCGATTACGCCCCATGAGCTGTAGTCAATAAATTCGATCATGCTCATAAGTTTGAGCATCCGCACACGCATTCCGTCGGATGCGGACAGCAGGGGCAGCACGTTACTTCTTCGCGCATGGCTTTTCTCCGAAGGCAGCCGTGATGTTCTCAAGCCATTCGTCAATCCATTGCAGAGCCAATTTTGAAGCGTTGTTGGTTTTCGGCTTATCGCCCTCTTTGATCATCAGAAACCATATTTCAGCGGGTCGTCGTGAATTTGGCTTGAGTGTGGGCAGATCCAAGTGTGATTTCTTTGCCACTTTCGCAATAGTCCCGACAAGACAGGCGCAGATTCCAGTGTAGGTTGAACCATCTATCTTTCCGTCAATAACGGCTTGCCGAAGCCCTTCGACTTCATGGGGAGCTGATGATAAGACCGCCCATAGGTCGTCGCGGATAGGCTGGAGGTTCGCGCCTTCGAGGTTCGCGCCTTTGAGGTCCGCGCCTTCGAGGTTCGCGCCTTTGAGGTTCGCGCCTTTGAGGTACGCGCCTTCGAGGTACGCGCCTTCGAGGTACGCGCCTTTGAGGTCCGCGCCTTTGAGGTACGCGCCTTCGAGGTTCGCGCCTTTGAGGTCCGCGCCTTCGAGGTACGCGCCTTCGAGGTTCGCGCCTTTGAGGTACGCGCCTTTGAGGTACGCGCCTTCGAGGTTCGCGCCTTTGAGGTACGCGCCTTCGAGGTTCGCGCCTTTGAGGTCCGCGCCTTCGAGGTACGCGCCTTTGAGGTACGCGCCTTTGAGGTTCGCGCCTTGTTCTACGGCCGCCTCTACGCACAACTTCAACGACTCCGTTTCCAGACTGAATAACACCGATCCACTCCAACGGCTTTTAATCTCGATCTTTGTCATCTTATTTTCCTCCTAAAGTTCGTTCGACACTCCATTTCGAATGATTAAGTCTCATGCAAAGAGTTGAAATTCCAACACCAAGCTCATTGGCCCAATCAGTAAGAAGTTGGGTTTTTCCGTTGTATGTTAATGGTCTTACGAATCGTCGATTTCGCGCTTGTGTAGTCTTGTCAGCCCAGCGACAATTTAGGGGCTCGTAATTCCCATTATTGTTGATGCGATCCAATGTTAAGCCTTTAGGAATATCGCCCATGTCTGCATAAAATTTTTCAAATACTTTCCATCGTTCACATACGATAATTCCCCGCGCCTTATATTTGGAAAAGTGAGTTTTATGATTAGATGAACACCGCAAAAGCATGTTTCTCCAAACCCAATAAATCTTCGTGTACGATTTCCCATTCCCGATCTTCAATGTGTCCTCCCGTTCAATTTATTGTGCATACGCCCTCGGTTCCGGGTTGTCGATCTGTTGAACAAATGAATCTTGTAATCCCCGCACATACTGGCGAACCGCGAAATCCTCCCACGCCCAGACTTCCTCAAGGGGCGTCAGCGGAACGACTTCGGCGTTTTCTTCTTCGAGCTTCCGGCCCGACGCCAGATTCTCCCGCTCATACTGAAAAAAGAGTGATTCCATTCTTCCAATTTCCATGTCACTCGGGTTTTTTGGCGGGTTCCTCATGCATCGTGCCATCTCGAAAGCGGTCAAATATCTTCCCTGCTGCCCCGCCATCGCCGACCTTTCGTAAGCCCTGAGCTTCGAGCGCCCTTCGGGCGAGATCTGTGTCATTAAGATTGCGCGCGCTGCCATTGGGTGCATGAGATTCCTCCGTGTAATTAATCCAGTCCCGCCAACGCTTGTTGAACCACGTCGAACCGTGGGGGATAAACCTTTCCTCCGTCGCGTCCTTCTGAAGTTTGGATTTAAAGCGGTCTAGGGCGTGCTGAATGTCCAGAAAGTCTTTCGTAGTCGTGACCTGGGCTTTGAAGTGCCGGGCGGCTTCGTCCTTCCCCAACTTCCGGGGGTATCTGGCCCAAACGACCTCAAAATCAAAAACAGCGGCTTTAGCCGCGGGTGGTTTTGCGGAAGAGAGGGATTCAGACTTCAGTATAGGGGCTTCAGAAGGCACAGACTTCCTAACATCAACTACAAGACCGAGTGCTTCAGCCTTTGGTTGAAGGACTTCTACCTTTGGTTGAAGTGTTGACGGTGGATGTGATGGTATTTGACTTTTATTTTCATTAGGGTGCGGGTGGAAGTGGGACCCCGACTTAACTACCTGGATGTACCGCTTACCCCCCACTTGGTAGCGGATGATGAAGGGGTCTTGGAAGTCCGCGAGCTTATTTAGCATCTTGTCTATGTCGCAAGCATCGTAAGGGAATGCCTCCGCCTTGATGCGTAGAGGACGATCTTCCAGCCGACCTTCCCGGTCTGCTAAACACCACAAAGCGGCAAAGAGAAGGCGATTTAGCGGGCTCAAAGTGGCAAGTTCTTCGTTCTTAAAGAATGCTGGTTTCAAATTTCTTGACCTCAGAAAACCCCCTACCTTAATCTTCTCTTCTCAAATTTGGGCGGGTTTAGGATGACCCGCGAACCGTTAACCGATAGCGATTATTCTTGCTCCGATGTCTTTACCGGAACCGTAACCGTCACCGTAACCGGAACCGTAACCGTAACCGGAACCGGAACCGGAACCGTAACCGGAACCGTAACCGTAACCGTCACCGGAACCGGAACCGTAACCGTAACCGTCACCGGAACCGTAACCGTCACCGGAACCGTAACCGGAACCGTAACCGTAACCGTCACCGGAACCGTAACCGTAACCGTAACCGGAACCGTAACCGGAACCGTAACCGTAACCGTAACCGGAACCGTAACCGGAACCGGACAACGTCCACAACGGACGTCCAAAGGCTTTAAGCTCTTTGAGTGAAAACATCTTTTCGGCCCAGATTAAGCTTGAGGTTGAATACTCGCTAACCAATTGGCCCACTTTCGGAATTGAACAAGCCCCAAAGAGGATGGCCCTGATGGCGATGTCCTTTGTTACTTTTAGGAGTTCCATTTCTTCGCCGCCTCATCAGAAACTGGCGTGACGCTGGTGATCTTGAACAGACGCAATTCCGGAACCTGTGTTCCGATTTTGCATCCACTGGTCGGGCCGCTTGAAGCCAATCCAAGAAATCCCCCACAGTCAGAAGACCAATAGATACAGTTCTTCACATTGGTCAGCGTAATCTCATCCGGCAAATGCTTTTCGTCTTTTACGTATCCAAAGAAAACTCCTCTAAACTCCGTCGTCACTAATACCGCTTTGTTTTTCATAGGTCTCCTTTAATGTTCAGTAACTTCTCAAATCGTCGCGTGTCTAATTACTAACCTGTATTCCGTTACAACTTTTCTTGAACAAAAAAATCACCTTTCTACCTTCGCCCTCTCATTCCAGATCTGCTGAAGGTCGTACCGGATCTTCCCCTCCTGCTTTATTGCCTCATGGATGACGGCTTCCATGTTCGCCAGGCGCTGAAGCAGGGCTCGTTCTCGGGAGTCGAGGTCTGTCACGGCTTCGGCTCCTTGTTCAGCTCGGCGATTAAGGCGTCTGCCATCTTCACCGCCAACTCTGAGGTTTCGGTTTGCGGGATTCCGTGTTTCTCGCTCAATTCAGAATTCGCAACAAGTCCCTGCATCGCCATCGCCGCGAAGTATTCCCGCTTGGTGATTCCGCTCTGTGCGGCCATGCGCTTTACCGTTTCGGGGTCACTGCTCCAGCCGTGCTGGGGGAATGCCGGCCCCTTGTGAGATTGATTCCAATTTACTGATCTCAATGCGCGTCATTGTCCCGGCGGGAATAGCCGCTCGCTCTTTTGTCGGTATCGTTTTAGATGTAATGACGAAATCTCCGGCGATGCCTTTGGTGATTCCGTACTTCTTGATGAAGTTCTTCGCCTTTTTGTCCGCTGACTCGTATGCCGCGCGCGCCTCTTTGGTCGATTCACGGACCTCAAGGTTCATCAAAAAGTCCTCATCATTTAGGACTTCCATTTCAGTACGGATCATGTCCGGAAGGCAGATGTGGTAGAAGGCGCATTTCCCGCAGATCTCATCACGGAACTCGATGCGGTCCGGCTGAGTCTTCGACTTGATGTGCTCATGGACACGCTCTAAGCGCTGTAGGATCTGCTCTGCCAGGCCATAATCGAGCGTGATGACGAAGAACTTCCAATGGCCTAAACAATCCGTACAAATCAGAAGCCCCTCTTCGATGTTGTTTCCGAAGAGGTACATCGTGATCTGCCGGATATACTTGCGGAGGTAAGGTTTTTTCTGGAAGTCCTCTACCGAATCGATATTATCGAACACCATCGGATTCATCGATTTAATCTCGAATGGGATCTTGATGCGGTGATATTCGATTTTTCCATCGATCTTGCCGCGCCCAATCGTTTCGCCTTTTCGGTTCTTGATCTCGATGACTTCCTGGGCGCCTATCACTTCGTAGCCAAGGCCTACCAGATCCCTTACGAGGAGCAATTCCTGATCCTTGCCCGCCTCGAAGCGATATAAAAGATCATCATCAAAGGGCGGCTTGTCCTGCCAGTTGGTGATGGAATAGACCATCTGGCGGTCGCACTCTCCAATATCGGAGAGGATGCTCACGGATCGCGGGTAGGGGGTATTCTTGCCGCGTAGGCCGGCGCGGCGGCGCTCCGTAATTTCGAAGGCTAAAGCCCCGGCCAATGTCGTGTTTGCGACGGCGGCTTGGACATCCTTGTAGGGGTTCATTTGGATGCTTCCTCGCCTTCCACCTTCTCGATGGAATACTGCTCCTGGCCGTTATAGGTGCCGACCTTGACCGCGATCTTGATCGGCGTCTGGTCCTCTTGATGGAGTTGGAGTTTCACGAGTCGCTGGCTATCGATGGAAGCGAACATGGAATAATTCAGCTTCCCATCGCTCACGGTCCAGAGAATCCACGGCTTTTTAGGGTCTTTGCTTTCGGACTTCTTGGTGATGTTGGCGACCTTGATTTCCTTCCAGATAAGGCCGTCTGTCCCGGCGGCTTTCTTGTCGGTCTCCGACATCTTCGATTCGAAGTTCACATACCGGACGCAATCAACGTTGTAGCCCAGCTCTTTAAGCTTCGAGATGGGGATGGAGCGAAGCCCCAGAAGCCCGCGAACACCCTCTTTACGGCATGCCCGGAACGCCGCCATGCGGATATCGTCTTCCTTCACGTCTTCCAGCGCCTTCCATTCGCCGTTCGCATAGCCGAAGAATTTGTCTTGGCTGCTGGCCCGGCCGATGGAATGTATCCAACGTTTCCCGAATCCGAAGTCAGCCTCAAAACTCCAGGTGAAATACTGGCCATCGTCACTCCTGACCTTTAAGCCCGGAGTCCAATTGCGTTCCTGAATGCCAAGAAACGTAGCGATCCGCTCAGCGGCTGCCGATCCGATATTGGCCTTGAAGTTCTCCGGCTTATCGCCCTGCCGGTTGTGGCAGACCCAATCCCCGACATAGCTCCGCTTGATGACGGCATTGAGGATTGTGTCCATCGCCTTCGTAAAGGCTTCCATCTTCGCGCCGACCGCGATAATGGCATCCATACCTTCCGTGCTGGCGATATCTGAAACGGCCAGCATTTGACTGTCCGCTACCTCCACTTCGTTTTCAGCGACTTCTACGCGTTCCGTGCTCATATTTGTCCTCCCAGTTTTGTCTTAAATCAGCAAGTCGGTATAGTGTCCTTCAGCTCGTCCAATTGCTTCTGTAGGTCATCTGTCCGTCCGATAAATTGGCCAAGCTCCTGTTTGTAGAAATCGTCAGCAAGGCCGTCGATTATCTTTTTAACTGCTATTTCCAAAAGTTCATCGACCTCCCTAACTCCCTCCAAATCTTCTCGCGTAACCTCGAAATGGGCGAACATTCTTCCGGAGATATACCGTATTTCTCCGAGCGTTTGTTTGTTCACATGGTCGCGCAATCTCTGCATAGCCCTTTCTTTTAATCTTTGTTCGATGTGGCTTAATTTATCGTCCATTTATTCCTCCCAGTTTTCATCGCCATAATCTTGGCGGTAACATTCGTAACACAAATGGAACTTTGAATAGCGTGGCTTGTAGAAGGCGCACGTTGACCTGCCGCATCCCTGGCAATGGCTCAAAACCATTTCTTCTCTCCGACCGCATCCGATGCTTGCATGGCATCGAGGACTTGGGCTTTTTGGATTTCAAATTGCAGTACCATTAAATCGTTGTCCGCTTTCGCCATCACGCGCATGAACTTCTGCGCTTCGCCATCGTGGAAGATGTAATTCCGTTCGGCATACATGCGGCGCGTCGTCAGTTCTCGGCGGCGCTCAATCAGGCCTTGCATGGCGGAGGAAGTCATAGCACCTCCCAGATATCCGCGATCAGCCACCAGGCCGCAAGCAAGCTGATCCCGATCAGGACAAAAGGCATAACCAGAATGTTGGCGGCAAATTGCTTGCGGGTCACTTTTTCAAACCCCAGTGAAGTAGCCCCGAAAGAAGCAGGAAAGTCCCGATCACGCAGAGCGCGGCCTTCAACCTTTCATGGTCCCGGCGGCGGACATTCAACCGCCATTCCCGGTTTTGACGCTGGACCTCATAATTCATATGAGCCCTATGCGTGGGCCCGTATCCGTCGGCTTTCAGTGCGGTTTTCATCTAAGCCGCCTCCTCTTCCATTAAGTGCTTCAGCTGAAGTCGACCGCTCATGGCTTGGGCACGGTTTTTTAATTCGTGAATCCATAACAGATCTTCTTCAGTCATGTTTTTAAGATCCATGGATAGGACGCGTTCGTTAGGGGTCATTGGGCCATACCTCTTAGGACTTTCTCTGACGTTACAGTCATCTTTTTCTGACAAGATCGGCTAAAAAAATTCATCATTTATTCCTGTAAGAAATCCATTCTTTGGCGTCATCTTCCAAGATCCGCCATTTGCGTCCGATCTTTCGGGCTCGGAGTTCGCCCCGGCGTATGGCTTGTTGAATAAATTTCCAAGAACTGGGTTTGCAATCAGGGCCTAGGGCCATCTCAGCTAACTGACGATCCGACATGGTGGTAATCATTGGGTTTTCCCTGTATCGAGAAATTCCCACCATGGAAATTTGATCTGATAAACTTCCATTAAGAGACCTATGAGCCACATTGGGGGCTTAAAACGGCCCTGCTCCAACTCATAAAGTCGCGTCATGACATATTGGGCATCCATACCGTATTCACGAGTGCGCTCTTCCAGTCGCGCGGCTATGCGTCCCACGCTGAGTCCCTCGGTTTCTCGCCAATAGCGGAATCGAACAGCACACCTTAAAACCCGACCCCCCTTATACGTGCGGTTTCGTTGATTCACGATAAGAGGGTCAAAAAAAGGGGTCTGTTTCGAAACCTTAATACCCGGCAGTTCGGGATTTTGGGGGCTATCTTGTTTAGGCTTCATCGGATAACCTTTGGCATAAAAAAAATGCCCCTGCCGAAGATGTTTTCCGCTTGGGAGCGGCACACACAAGGTCAGCAAGGGGCAAAACGAAAAAACCAACCGTTAGGCTGGCTTCAGATTTTGAGGTCTTCATATTGTCCTTGTGTGTTTTTCATTTGCGTTTCTCCCAAGTTTTAGATACTGTTCGTTTGCTTACTTCTCGACGGTGATGAGTAAGTGTACAGTAATACTATACACATGTCAAGGGAAATAATCTGGCTAGAAAGAAAGATTCAAAGGCTGTCTGGATAGGTGGGACTGTTCATGCCGCTTTCAAGGCCAAACTGGCTGAGGAGGGGTGGACATGGGGTATTACGAAGAAGGTGGAATCAATTTTACTGGACTACGCTACAGGCAAGATGGGAGCTAAAGAGCCTTCAGCTCCACGACGGGGTATTCATTTATCTGGTGTTCCTCTGCCTCCCAGTGTTGGAGTTTATCAAGAGCCAGAGAAGCCGAGGACACAAAAAGAGCGAGCTGACGAGCGTCCATCCAGAGGTCGGCGGACTGAGCGCGAATAGGGTCTTTCATGCGGAGAAGACATTTATTTTTGTGCGTGAGGAATTTAGTCTCGATCATAAATGGGAAAAAGTGATTTTACTTCTGGAGATATCTTTGTCAAGGAAACAAAATAAAACTCAAAGGAGCTGAACAATGAAAATGACATGGTTAGGGCTTTTGTTGTTGCCGGGAATGGTGCTGGGCTATGAAATCAAGGACAACCCAGACCGGTTTCCAAGCTTAGGAATCATTTATTCAGGCCATAATCTGAAAGGGGATTTAAACTATGGGACAATTGTCTGGACGCCGCAACCGGAAGCCAAAGACAAGCTGAATTCGTTTATGGGAGACGCGCGAGTCCCTATCAACGATATGCTGACAATCGAAGCCGGGATCGGGTATGCTAAACACACCATAGAGGGAATTGATGGGTCTGTGGTTGGCAACAATCTGTTTTATGACACCACCAAAGCTGATATGAGCGGTCCAACCTACAAGCTGGGAGCCAGAATCTATTTCCACTGATGGGTCAGATCTATCTTCGCAATCGAGTTTGGTATTCCAATTATTGGTTGAACGGGGAACGTGTCAGGAAACCTCTCTCACCCAATAAGCGGGAAGCTCAGATGATGCAGGACGAACTAGCGTCTGTCAGCCGGTTCCGAAAGCATGGCCTTGTGCCTCAGTCCACGGATTACAAGGTGTTTAAGACGCTGTATCTGAAGATCCGCAAAGACCAGAAGCGGCCAAACACCTATGCTCACACGGACTTGGCCTTCCGAAGATTGGACGAGGTGTTTTACATCAAGCACATTCAGCAGATTACGCCTGAACTTCTGGAAGATGCCAAGCTCAAATGGAAGAAGAAAGAATATACGGATGCGGCCATAGGCTCTTACGTCATGCAAATCAAGGTAGCGATGAAGACCGCCGAAGCATGGCGATATACGATGGTTCAGCCATGGCGGATGGTAAAGGGGCATGTTTCAGCAGGCAGACTCATTTACTATATGATGGAAGAGCTTCAGAAGCTTATAAGCATGACAAAGGGAAAATGGCAAACGGCCTTACTCCTTATGGCCCGGGCTGGTCTCAGAAGCGGCGAAGTACGGCATCTGGAATGGCAGGATATTGCTTTTGATGATGGCACGCTCTACATTCACCCCAAACCTTTCTGGAAACCCAAGGGGTGGACCGCTCAAAAGCCTCATGACCGGCGCATTGACATGCCAGAAGACTTGCAAACCCATCTACAATCGATCAGGAGGCCCCAAGGATTCGTTTTAGGGCCGGATCTGGTCCCGGACAGTACATACGCTCAATATTTCCAACGATTGATTAAAGACGCCTTCCTGAAAGGCTCAGCGCATTGCTTCCGGCACACTTACGCCAGCCATCTCATTTCCAATGGAGCTACATTGGAAGAGGTGGGGGAACTTCTGGGTCACACTAACCCTATCACCACAAAAATGTATTCGCACCTTCTGCCTCATGCTAGAAAGAGAGCCGTTTCCCGTCTGCCAGCCCTTGTGCCGGAATTGTGCCGTACATTTCCTCCAACGAAGGAATCGGAAGGAATGGTAAAGCATGATATTACCGTCTGAGATGGGGTATTTAATGGCTGTCAGACAGCAAAAGGGCTCTCCGTCGAATTGTGTCTGTATAGTACATAGTCACCGTCTATGATTTATAAATTTGTGCCATCCTTGTGCCACAGCTAAGCTTTTCTCTGTGTGATGGCCATTAACTTGCGCCATTCTTCATAGATTTGACTGCCCAAATCAATAGTAATGGAGCCTTGCGATTTGGTAAAGATGACGAGGTCTTTCAGAGCCTCCAGCATCTGTGGGGCTGAGGCATGAAGTGGGCAGTATTCGATCCAATGTTCAGGATATGCGGGAAGTTGGATTCTATGTACAGGTGGGAGTTGATCTTTAATGACCATCTTACACCCACACCCGCCGGAGGGGTTGTTAGTCATGATAAAGCCTTTGTCAGAGCTTCAAGCGCATTTCTGTTTGTTTTATATTCAGCTACCAGAAGAGTTATGGGCGCGATCAACTTTATTTCTGGGTTGTCTTTGAATTGGGTAAGAAATAACTCCGCAACCATTGCAAGTTCATCGGCTTTATCAAGACAGAGTTGCTCTAATGGGTTCATTCTCTCCCCCTTACTTCTTCGCACTTTAGAACGGTGATAACTAAATGACCTTCTCTGTCGTGGGACGTCATTACCGCTTGTGTTTCGACTGGATTACCTAATAACGGCTCATTCTTGAATCCCCAATACGACATCCAAACAATCTCACTTATCATGAGGATTCCCATAATCATTTGAAGGATGGTCAATGGCTCAAGCTCGTCCATAATTCTCCTTTACTTCTTTGGTGAGTGGTATTTGTGGCATTCGCAACTACATTTAGTAGCTTGGCATAGCTCATGTTCGCCAATAGCGCAAGCGTATTTTGTTGCCATCCTATTTCTCCTTTCTCTGGGGGGAGGCTTGTAATAACTGCTGAGCCATGCCACATGCTATTGAATCAGGGGATGTCCTCACTAATCGTTCGATCACCTTAACCAGCTCCTTCCGTTCGGCGCGGAGAGATTGATATTTATCTAAAAGTTCTCGTACCTCTCTATTGGCTTCAACCATGGGATTCTCCTGAGGCGCCGGCGATGGCTTGCTCTGCTCTTGTGATTGACCCATTAAGCGCGTCATAGGTCATTCCGGTTCGTTCGGCATAGATCTTTTCCAAATTTGCATAACGCTTAGTAATTTCTTTGAGGTTCGCCAACAATTCCTCATGCGCGTTTACCGCGCGGACGATGAAGGCTTGACGCTCCGCCATCGTGTCAAAGTCTAAGCCCTTTCCGTTGGCCCAACCCCATAACTGATTCCAATCTTTAATCAACGTCGGCGTACGCTGTCCCTGCGGGGTGGGGGTTGGTTTCTTATTCATGTTAGGCTCCTTTCCGCATTTCTGACTGTCTCTTTTCTTCCTGTTCCCATTCACAAAGAGCATGGGTCAATTTCGGGTTCTTGATCTTGTCGTCGTTATGTGACTCGTGCATATAGAACTTCTCCTTCTCTTTGAAGGGTTGAAGGCAGATTTCGCACACCTTTCCAATATCTTCTCCACTGATAAAATACCATCCCATGTTAGTCATTCTCCTTTTTGGTTGTGGGCGTTGAATTCTTTATGGAACCGCTGAGGCACTTTAGCTCCGTCGTCCTTCCCCATTGCTGTGCTGAAATACTCGGGAAGCTTGCCGTCTTTGATGTAGGCCCATTGACGGTCTATTACGCCTTCAGCCTCAATAACTTCATCGCGTACTAAGCCGATGTGGTTCCCCGGCTCGAAGAAATTCATGGCTTTTTTGTACGTGTCGAAATGGCTGGCTTCAACAACGTCCTCGCCGTCCATTTCCTCCACGGTCCATTCATAGAATGTCTTCACCGTTCCTCCTGTGTTTGTGGGGGGCATGTTAAGCGATTTGCCCAGATCGCTGAAAAGAATATGATCCCTTTTCGGCAATAATTACATGATCTTGTAACCGTATTCCCATAATCTCCCCTGCCTGCTTTATCCTTTGGGTTAATCGAATATCTTCATCGGAAGGTGCACATTCGCCTGACGGATGATTATGGACAAGGATAATCGCGGCGGCATTAGATAGGATCGCGCCTTTCAGGATTTCGCGAGGATGGGCGATAGAAGCCGTAAGCGAACCCTGAGATACAACCTCCCATCCGATGATTTTATTTCGGCAATCAAGAAAGATACATCGGAGCTGTTCGCGGTCGAGCAGTTTCATATCGGACATTGCCGACACAACGTCATCCACTGAGGAGATGCGCTTATCCCCTTCTTTCATTTCAGCGGAATCTCTAACAAGAGATACTTTATATTGAGTTAGTCGATACATTGTCTTATGCTCCTTTGCCGTCTGAGATTGTTTGTGTTTCATGGTCATAGTCTAACACCTATTACGCATTGCGTCAAGGTATATTTCACATGGGAATACGATTTAGCCGAAAGGCCCATTGAGCTATGACGCATTAGGTAGTACACTCCTTATATGAAGATACCCAGATGCAAGCGGTGCAAGAAGGAATTCATGCCGACGAGGTATGACCAGCTATTCTGCTCTACGGGCTTTTGTCGGCAGTACTGGCATTACGAGAAGGGGAAGAAGAAGCGCAAGCAAGGGAAGGGGTCGAAATGAAGCCTCGATGGACATCAATAGGCAAAATGAGCAAGCGTGACCGGACTCGATTTGCTGTTCAACTGATGGTTGAGGGTATTCGTATAGTCTCTGGCTCTACATTTATCATTTCTGAATCAATCGCTAAGAAGAACAGGAGAGAACAGCGCAAAGAGGGGAAGGGGAAGGCATGATCAGATTTATTGTTGATGATCATATGCCTAAGCAAGGTTTTGCCCTTGTGACGATGGATTTCTCGAAGGCTTATTATTTTGTTGGAGATAAGAGCTTTGTTGTGACCAAGGATGGAATAGAAGAGATAAGTACTGGCAAATAGAACGGGCGGGGCTGTCGTCAGATACCCACCTTCCTGAACGATTCTAACGATAAACGCTACGCGCGTACGATCTCTCCGTCTAACAAAACCACCATTGACAGAAACAGGGGTGAAGAGCGATAAAGCAGGCCGTAGACTGCAAGTCTAGGGTCTGCCTTGACGTATGCCTATATATTCTTCGACATCCTTGAAAGCTTATCCGTGGCTCTGGAAATACGATTCCCGCCGCTCCAGTAAATGTTCCCGTGCCGGTCATCGTCATCGTTGGTTTCATCATGACTTTAAATCGTATCACGGTTTCTTTGGCCTCTGTAAGAAATGCGCCCACATGTCATTCTATCGTACCGTCATCGATGAACATGGCTCTATCGCTAAAGTGTATAAGCAATTCGGGAAGGTCATCGAAGTGAACAAAGAAGAAGCCGAACAAATGCTGGCTGAATGTGTGGCTGATGTAAAGGGGAGCGTGAGTGAGGTGAAGTGTGGAATGGATGCTTCCACGACTCATCGTAAACCAGCTCAGAATTCAGGTGAACAGGCTTAAACATGGTCATAACTAGCACTCTAAGACTAGTCTATAAGTAGATATGATTCGTATATCACTTTTATGATAACAAGAGGTCATCGTCTGAGAACGCTTCCGCTAACCTTGATTATATTGCATGGCCTTATGAGAGCTGGCACTCCCCCACACCCCCACCATCACCTACCAATGAATGATAAGAACGTATTGATTAATAGAGATGAATATGAAAAGAATGCTTATGAGGCTAGGGAAAATATTCACCTGACGGGGGCTGATCATGATTATAAGACCCCATTCCAGACTGCGAATATTTTTCAACCTCAGGGGATCTTATGACCTCTGGCATTTTCATAAATGAACAATCGGATCGCTATATGCTTCACTTTATTCCTGATAAGAAATTCATAAACAGGAATGATAAAGAGGACGAGGGGATAGTTGTTGTTATCAATAAGCCTGTGACTTTGGAAAGAATCAAGAATGCCCTTGCTTCACTGGTTCTGGTCGTTGAGCAATTGAAATGAATTTTTTCGCGCCGCGTCATTTTAAAAATTCGGATAAAGAATGACTACTTATAAACAAATAAACGTGACAGATTCATGGAAGCAGAATGAAGTTCATGTTTCACGTATTACCGACACTTCTTACGGATGCTGTGCGAAGCTTACCGGTGGTCGTTTGAGTGTTCTTGTTTTGAAGTATAAGCCTGAAGAATCAGAGGAACCCGCCATATTAAAGCGACTCATTTGGAGAGATCGAAAGAAGAGACTGTCTGAATTTTGGCAGTCTATTTTCAGGCGGCATGAATGTGAGGAATGCGAATGAACAAAGACATCTACGACTCCCTCTCTGACAAAGAACGTTGCATGTACGACGAGCTGGCGGCCTTCTCGAAGCGTCTGGCGGAGAGGATGGAGGATATCAAAGGGTTGCTGGACAGGATCGTGAAGGAAGCCGATGCCTGAACGCCGCCGTAAGGCTGTGAAGATTCGAGACATTGTGATGAAGTTGCGGGAGAAGTCTCACACGATTTGGCGCATAAATGGGGCGGAAGCTATTCAGTTGAAGGGTCACGAAAGAAGCTGGCTGGGCGGGAAGCCTGTAGGAGGCTCATGAGCGTTGAAATTACTATCGAGAGAGCCGACGGTCTTAAATGCGCCAGGTGCTGGCTTTATCGAGAGGATGTTGGGAAAGGTCCAGAGCCTTTTAAGGACATATGTAATAGATGCTTTCTGGTGATGGAAGATTTATTTCGTCGTGGGAAGCTGAAACAATTCTGCAAGGAAAACGCTGTGCCTGAAGAGACCGTAGCGAAAGCTTTTTCTTATTTGAAGTCTGTGGGTGTGGCGTGATGGACTGTCAACACGAATGGTCTTTAAAACAACGACCTGACGATTTAATTTATTTATGTCCCAAATGCCGAACAGGGATAACATCTAATCAAAGAGAAACAAACGAAGAGCTTGACGGTATTTTAAGAGAGGTGGTCAAATGAGCTGCTGGGATTTACGTCAATATATTGAATCTTCAATTCCGTGGTGGGTGCCGTTTGTTATTTCTTTTGTGCTAATTCTTATTGTTTTGATATTAAGCTCGCATCATGACTGACCTCTCCCAGTTGAACGAGCAAGTCGCCAGACGCTTGGGGTGGTTTAAGTATGAATCACTAACGCCTGTGGCTTGGTCAAGAGGTGATGGAGTTTATGTTTCCACTCTTCCCGCCTACTCCACAGACATCATGGCGGCGTGGGAGATTGTGGATAAATTAAAAGTGATGGGATATCGATTTACGCTTCAGATATTTCCGCAAGGTCAAGCAATAGCTGATTTTACTCCTGAAATAAATGGGCACGTACGATTTGATGGAAGTTTTGTTTTTACAGCAGACACTCCCAGCCAAGCCATATGCGGCGCTTTTTTAAAACTGCCATGAAAAGGAGGGCCTTGGCGCAGATGCATA